AGACAATTCTTTTAATTGTTGTTTAGGCATGTTGAAACTTCCGATAAAATTACTCACTTTATCTACTCCTTACTCTTTGCGAAGTATTCTTTTAATCTCTGCTACTATGTCTTTACTCTCCTGTGCTTCCATACGCTCCTCTTTCCGACACTTCGTCAAACTCTTGCACCTCCGTTGGCTCTGGCAACATAACTGGTGCAATGACTAATTGCGCTAAGCGTGTGCCTGCTTTAACTACGATTGCCTCATCACCTATATTATCTGTGATAATTCCAATTTCTTTGTTATACGTATGATCAATTGTGCCTAGTGCTACTCGTAACTTAGTTTTAAGTGAGTTACCTGAACGTGGTCTTACTTGCGCCTCATATCCATACGCTAAATCAATCGCAATGTGTGTTGGTACTACTTTTGTACTGTGCGCTAGAATAGTTGTATCTTCTGCAACATATAAATCTAATCCACTATCTGTTGGATTTGCTCTTGTTGGTAAAATTGCTTTCTCACTTAGTTTTTTAATTGGTAAAATTGTCATTTATTCGTCCTCCAATTTTTTTCTTTTATTCCAAATTTTTATCAGTTTCTCTGCACTATCGGAATGAACGTGCGACCATGTAGACGGTTGTAATTTGCACTTTTTATTAGTACATTCAATTAATAATGTGTCGAAGCTATATCGTATACTCGGTAGACCACCACAAAACGGACATGGTTTAATTTTTAGACTGTTCATCACTACCACGCTCCAAATCGCTTATTTTATCTTCGATAGCATCCATTAAGTCACTGTCTGTATAATTATCTACATCATCATAAATTTCCACTATCTCATCAAACGCCTCTGCCTTCCTTTTCACATTCTGCATATCATTGATGAGTTCATCACGTTGGCGTTTATAATCATTACATTTCTTTGTCATCTCATAGAGTTTTTCTATTAAAGTGTACAAACTCTTAACAACATTGCGATATTCTTCCATAGATAACTTAACTTCTGCCATTCCTATCCCTCATTCCATTTCGAATTCTCTTTCAATAGTCCTGCGTCCTTTAGATCATCATTCAAACTACGTTGCCCGTCTTCGTACCACACATTAGCAAGATACCTACCGAACACATCACTCTTGTACGTCTGAACGTAGATATCTTTATTTTCCACACATTCTCTAGTGAACGCTGTTGCCTCTTTAAACTTATCCTGTCCTCTTTCTGGCGTATCGACACCTAGCAAACGTACACGACGTTTAGCGTAGGTATCAAAGCCACAATCAAGTAATATATCTATCGTGTCCCCGTCCACAACATTGGTGCATGTTGCTTTGTAGGTATAGAGATTGTTGATGTCCAATTAGTTATCCTCCAATAACTCTGGATTTTCGTAAATATTTCCTAATACTTCCAACTCATCTTGATTACTAAATGCTAACACTGTGCCACATCTAAAATTATCTAATCTCCATTCTCCAGTTCTAGCTTGTATAACTTTAAAAGGGGAACTAAAACATGGATTAGGTTTCTCTGAATGTTGAACAATATCCCCTTCATAAATCTCAGTACCATTCTTATCTTTCAATCTAGTTGACATCATTATTACTACATTATCTGTAACATCTGCAAGCATACCCGATTCTTCATCATAATTTAAATCCCCAGCTAATATGCTACCGTCTGAAGTTATAGCTAAATCACAGTCATCAATTATTTCTTCTCTTACTTTATTCCACGCTCTAAATTTAGGTATCATCTCAAACACTCCCTGTTCCTTTTTATGTCACACTCACTAACTTTCATCGTCACTCTACTTCCTGCTACCTTAACCACAAAGCCTTTGACACCTAACTCACGTAACTCATGTTGTATTTGTGTAGGTGTCTTACCTTGTGTGTTGTAGCGATAGCGTTGGTTGATTGTGTTGGATAGTATCATGCGTTCAACTCCTCATATTCGTCTGCCCACACATACATTAGCCCGTTACTTACACATTTGCTGTTGCATCGTCTTGCAATATGTCGTCGGTCAACGAACAATACACTTTGTGCCTCTACTGTGCTTGCAAACTCCTCTACAATCTCATTGTTGCTATCCACTAGATAAAGAGGTTTAGAACGGCCTGTATTTCTTCTGTATAATCTGTACTTAGCGATAGTGGAAGGGAATAGGTTATCTGCTACAAGATTGTTATATCTACTGTCTCTAGGGTAGGCATGATAACCTGTCTTTAAACCACCGATAAATGTTTCATACACAATATCTGCTGCACGATATTTACTATTCTTATAAATTACTGTGATTACACCTTTACAACCATTACCAAACTTATACTTACCATTTGGCGTTTTCATTCTTCCTAAGTTACTCACGTATAGATCATATTTATCGCTATACTTCCAAATCTCATCTTCTACGACAACTTTCTCGTTAAACTCTTGTTTCTTCTTAAATCTAGGTAGCGTATCTGAGAAGAAACATTTCAACTTATCGTTATAGATGCCATGTTTACTTTGATACCATAGTGTATTGTGCGGAATACCTGTAACGTTGTGTAGACAAGATAAGTCAGTTTTGGTTACTGTGTGTGTGAATGGCTCGTACATATACACCATAATTAGTCCTCCTTATCATTCCATTGATCTTTCATACATATTTTCTAATTCTTTATCAACATCAATTCCTAAATTGTTTTCGATTTCCAACATTTTTTGTTTACTTTCTCCTTCTAATTGACTTCTTAATATTCTCCAAGCTTCATACATCAAATTGGCATCACTAAATTGATCGACCATCGCAAAGAAATCTTCGTTATCCATATAAATACTTTCTTCTTCATCTTCAGAAAACGGAGTGAATGTTGAAGTTATTTCACAAGCGTTTTGTGAGATATACCAAAAATCTACATCATATGCCATTCTATTCTGCCTCCCAATTCTCTATCGCAAATTCAACACTTTGCTTAGCTTTCTTTAAATCTTCTAAACCATTCTTTCTAGGCGCTCTCATTAAGTATTTGAGTGCATTACCTACGTGATAAAATACTGATGCTGATTTGTATGTCTTACCTACTAATTCGATAATCATTCGTGATGAGAACTTACCGAATTGATAATGAGGTGGCTCATGTACCATGTTTTGTTCTTCCTGCATATCCACCTTACGAGTGAAAGGCTCATCTACTTTTTCAAAATCCCAACTATCATCTATATCGATTTTTCTACCATCTTCCAATTCAACTTTTGCCCAAAAGTAAATACCATTCTCTGAATTAATACCGTTAGGTTCATCAACAATCGCTAAAACACTATGTTTTTTCCAGCCGGATATTCTTATTACATCATTTCTCTTTAAACCACTAATTCTCATTTACCTATCCCCTTACCTTGTTCAATTTCAACGGGAACCTTGCCTTTACCATAGACAAGTTCCCAACCTCTTAATTTTTGCTTGTAGTATCTTTTACGAACTGTCGCATCTCCGACATCAAAATACTTATATACGTCACATAGTCGATATTTTTTACCACCGATATACACATCTGGAATATTTTTATATCTATCGTACATACGATCACTTCCAATGCTCTTTATATAGTTCTATATCTTCGACTTCCACATCATCTAATGTGTCGATAGGATATTTCTTTGCTTGTTCGACAACTCTATCCATTTCTTCATCAGTTTCTTCATAAGCTGGTAATTCAATCGTGCCTTTAATGACCACTTCAGCTTTGACTGTTGCCATTACTCATCACCTACCAATTCGCCATCTTTCCAGATGAGTGTCATTGTGTCTCCGTCTTTTAACCAAAATTCTTTACTAAAACTATTTTTTACTGCATTAATAGACTTTTGAGACCATTGCGCTCCACCGCCATCTTTAGATAATTCAACTAGCTCTGGTAACACTGTTTCTTGCGTAATTTCTTTTTCAACTTCTACTGTGAAAGTATCTGTCGATTCTATTCCAGTAATATTCACCCAACCATCAGGTGTGAATTGCACAAATGACCCTTCTCTACTTCCATAAAAAAATGGCAGCAATTCCTTTTGTTTAAATCCCCACTCAATCAATTCTGTTAATGTCATTTCTACTTTTTTCTTAATCTTTGTCATTCTTCATCTTCTCCTTTACGATTTCTAATGCTTCTTCTGGACTATGTGCGATACCATGTATCACATTGTGTTTCTCAAAGAAATCTCTGAATTTTACTTGTTCATCGCTTACTCTACCTTTTGGCTTCTTAATCTCTACTGCAACAAATTTTCCATCAGTTAATCTCACACCGAATACATCAGGAAAGCCTTTCGGTAGCAGTTTGATTGTTCTGCCACCTACTCGAACTGTTCCAGCATTAGCACGCCAGACTTTGCAACCATTTGCGTTAAGTGTTTCGATAATTTGTTTTTGAATTTCGCTTTCTCTCACGTTGTCACTCCTAGAACAAGAAATCATCTATTGTTGTTTGATGTTTTAATTCTTCTCGCTTAAATAATTTATGCTTACGTTTCATCTCTGCTAGTTCTTCTTTAGTCACATACTGCTTAAAATATTTATCTGCCATTCCACCTAAGTTGGTTAAGTAGAAAGTGCCATCATCTCTAGGCAGCACTCTCAATACTTTCCAACCGTCACTTTCAAATAAGTCATAGGCATTAGGTTGATTTTCTCTAAGCCCCATATTCAACCACAGCCTCCCTTTTGCGACGTTCTTCCAACTTCTGATTGATTAGGTCGACTAATGCTTTTTCGTCCCCGTTTGCCCATCTAATCATTTTCTGAGCATACATATCTTTACACTCAAGTATTTGCTTAACATTGTCTATCGTCACCATGCGTCACGTCCTCTGAAATCATCTCCCAGCACTCGAACTGTTCTCGCATTTTGTTTCATACGTGAATTGATCCGTTGCCAGTTCATATTTTGATTTAATTCTTTATCACTAAAGTTAGTAGTAAAGATGTTATTCTTACCTACTCTGTTATCTACGATTGAAAATAATTTGTTTAAAGTGTGTTCAGTATTTTCTACACCTACATCATCAAGTACAAGTAAATCAATGCTGCTTAATAACTGAACTAATTCATCTGTTGTTTCAGTAGCATTGCGATTATATGTCGCTTTAATGCGTTCCATTAACATTGGAATGTGCATGAATGCTACCGAATATCCTTGTTGCTTAATTGCCTTTGCTATGGCATACGCTAGATGGCTTTTTCCAGTACCATATGAGCCTTGTAGTATTAATGACTTAGGTTCATCTAGGGAAAATGTTTTAACGTACTCAATAGCTGTATTCTTCGCTTTTACTTGATGTTCATTCTGCGGTTGGTAACTGTTTACTGTTGCATCACGTAAAGACGCATTCACATTAGATTGATTAAAGATGTGATTGAGATACTTCTCTTTTCTTGCTGCTCTTTCTTTTTTTCCTATTTCAATCAATTCACATTCACAACCATGTCTGAACTCTTGTCCGTTACTGAACTTGTAATAGTCGTAGGTATTGCCACATCTTTCACACTTAAGATTATGTTCTTCTTCTACAACATTTCGATTAGGTTTGATATTTCTTGCTAAACTTCCTAATGATTGCATTGCTTATCACTCCTAGTCCCAATAACTTTCGTCATACTTCATTCTGTTAAGTTGATCCATTCCACTAGGTTGTAACTCATCGCTGTAATCATTCATATAGCTTTCGTTGTGTAAGAAAGTTTTGGGATCTTTTTGAAATTGCTTATCTTTAATGGTTTTTAGATACATACGTGTACCTTCCATAATTTCTTCAAACGAATGTTCTTTTAAGCACTTTTCAAACTTTTTAAAGGAAATCTTTTTATCCCTTTTCTTATCGTAAAGTTTCCACCATTCCTCGAAGTGTTCACGCGTAACGTCAGTTGCGCTATTATTAATTGTCTTACTGTTACTTGTTATATTGTTATTTGTAATACTGTTATTTGTAGTGGGTTGACTGTCGACCGGTCGGTCATCGACGGGTCGACCATCAACCTGTCGAGGACTATGAAACAATGTATATAAGTTACTTCCGTAAATATTCTTAGTCTGTTTTCTATCAACTGTTAAATAACCGTTATCAATTAGTTCATTTTTTGCTCTTAGAAATCTATGTTTACCGATACCTAATTCATGCTTGATTAAATCCACACTAGGAAATGCACTTTCATCTGCACCAGCATAAGCTGATAAGTAACTGTACAATGCTTTAGCTTCTATACTAATATTTCTATCTTTCATTACTCTTTTAAATACAAGTCCGTAACCTGTGATGCTAGCTTTTACTTTGTCGCTCATCTTCCATCACTTCCATACAATATCCACTGAGGTGTAGTGTTGAATTTTTCGGCCATCTTCTTAATCGCTTTAACTGATGGAATTTGAACTCTATTTTCCCAACGTGTTACAGCAAGTTTTCCTACACCTACACGTTTTCCGAATTCAATTTGTGATATATTTTCATCTAGTCTAAGTTGATTAATTCTTTGTGCAATATGAATTCGTTCTTCATCTTTAACTGTTACTGTTCTCATTCGTTTTCTCTCCTTTCAGCATGGCATTTAATTTATCGTCTACTTTTATCCAACTATCTTTTAACTGATAGTATTTATTGAAACTTTCTATCCCCATTTGGTGCTGCGTTATATGATGTTTTCGACATAACGCTAAGACGTGTTTGTCATAGTGATCTATCTTGTTTCTGTTCATCCCTCTACCTACTGCTTCTAGGTGCGCTAGGTCCGAATTAGGTTTACCACATATTACACAATGTCTAGTAACAGTTGCCCAATAGAGATAATTTTTATCTTCTTTCATCATTTCGCTTGTTTTGTAATTAAGTGGTATTCCATTAGTGAATATCCATTCGAACATTACATCTATAATTTGTTTAGCAATCGTTCTTGTACAATCAGCTAATGAAATTCGTTGTTCATATCCATATAAGAACTTCACATAGTCTTGGAACATTTGCCTCATATAATCTCTAGGCTGTCCCGTATGTGCTTCTATATCGTTACATAATGCGAATATCAACCTACGTTGTTTGCCAGTGATAGAGTTTGGATCTATCACTGAACAATCAACATTAATAGGCTTGCCTAAGTTCAATAAATCAATAGCTTGTTCAGGTATTTCAACATCTGTAATAACTACGTTGTATAAACCTTTACTATTCTTTTGATACTTAATAATTTGCTGCACTTAAATCACTCCGATTAAAACGGAAGGTCCTCATCACTAATATCAATTGGACCGTTTGCATTACCGAATGGGTTACTTTGACTTCCGTTTTGAACTTGTCCGTTTTGTTGGTTTGTATTATTTTTTTCATTCTCTTTGATTTCGTATTTTTCAAATACTGGTGTGCCATCAAATTTCCAAACACGTTTTAATGAAGTGTTCCATTTATCTGTGTAGTCATTGTATTTACGTTCTAATTCAATATTGATAGGTTTGCCGATAACATCTTTTTCTGTGAAATTGAACATTCCGTTATTACCTTGTACACCTAAGTCATCTAAGAATGTGTAGATCCAATTTCTAGCAAACTCATTTTCCATATCAGCGTTAGCGTAATGAGTGAAGTCTCCTTCTTCTCTGTGAGTAAATGTGATTACAAATTGAGGGTGTCCGTTTTTAGAATTTTTACTTTCGAAGTTTTTTACTTTCACACTGTATTGACCTGGTTGCATATAGTTGCCTAATTTTTGAGCATTTTGTAAGTTTAAATTGAAATTCATAATTGATTACCGTCCTTTTAATTATTTTTTTAGTTTCCGTTTCTAATTGCTTCTACTACGTCTGTAATACTAGGGTTAACAAATCGTTTATCATTAATTGTTACGTTGCTTGCATGTCTTATCTTTGTTTCAAATAAGCTGGAAGGTTCAGCGTTCAACACATATTCATATGTTTTCTGTCCGTCTTGTTCATGTTCTTCTATCGTCATTCTTGCAAGTACATCAGATTGACTGACGACTGCTTTCCGAATTTGATCCTGTGCTTCAATTGTGATAGTTGGGTTGATTGTGCTACCTTCATCATCTTTATCTTTATTGATACCTTCATGGCCACTTATTGCTAAATGGAATTGATGTTGTTCTTGTAACTTAGAAATAAAGCGATAAATACTTACTATTCGAGTTGCACATTCTCCCCAATCATTGAATGTAGGCTTGCGATTTTTACCATTCATAATGTCTTGAATAGTGATATCACGTAATTTTTGAATAGTTTCAATCACTACTACATCGATCTGTTTACCGCTATCTCTTAGCTGCTTAATAATGAGTGGTAAGTTTTTAACTACTGTTGCAAAATGATTGTAGTTAGCGATTGATACCACAGCACCATTTGACGCTACTGTTGTTCCATCTTCGTTAATATCAAGTACAAGTGCGTTATCATCTTTAGTTAAAAAAGTCGTTTTACCTGTACCGAACTTTCCGTAGATAGCGAACTTGTAAAATTTGTTAGCATTCTGTTTACCAATGTCTTTTACGCCGAGTTGTTTAAGAATATCTACTTCTTGAGTTTCTTGTTTTTCTTCACTCATCTATCTCACCCTCAAACTTCTACTTTGTTTTAGTTCTACTCCTTTAATTTCTAAACCGTCTTTTACAACTTTCAACAACTCTTTTTTATCTAACTTAGGTTGCTGCTCAATGTAGTATTGTTTAGGAATTAAACTTTCATCTGTAATATCTAAGCTAGGTGGGTTGTTAGCAATACTGTATGAGTTGAGTGCAGTTTTGAATTTCTCTTTACCTGTTTGTTCCATGACTTCCTGTAAACTTTCTTTTAATCGTTTCACACCGTTTTGGTTAGAAGTCTTACGTTGTCGAAGGCGTTTGATTTCTTCGTCAATTGCTTTATTATCCCCTTCTAATGTTTTAATTACTGCTACATATCCATCAGCTTTATCTTCGATAGCATCGTTAATACTCGCTAACGTATCTTTTAAAATTTGTTCATCTTCTTGTTCAGCAATGAGATCATAAAGTTGTTGGTAATCTGTTGATAAGTCGAATAAACTAGCCATTAATCAAACACTCCCCTTTAATTACTTTCTTAGCAAGTTCAAATTTGTTATGAAGTTCTTCTGATGTATAAAATTCAGCGAACAAAATATTTTCAGCTCCTGCGTCATACTCATCTGAGCGATGAAAGAAGAATAGGACTACTTCACCTTCACAGGCACCTGTTCCGAATTGACATTCAACATTCTCTTTGCTGTGAACAATTAATGAATTTAAGTCGTTAGCAATTTTTAGTAATTTGTGTTTCAACTTGACGACCTCCTTATTTA